GCTTCGTGAGATCAAGTACACCCCGTCCCGCATCGGACAGATGGGGCTGTTCCAGACTACCAGCATCGACACGCTGGATATCGCCATCGAGAAGGACAAGGAACAGAACCGCATGCTGGTCTCCGCCAGCCCAAGGGGCGGTCCCGGCCAGACCTTCGACAAATCAAAGCGCGCCATGCGCATGCTCAAGGTGCCCCACTTCCAGGTGGACGATGCCATCTATGCCGACGAGGTCCAGCAGGTGCGCGCCTTCGGTCAGGAAGTCGCCGTCGAGCGGCTGCAGCAGAAGATCGCCGACCGCGCCGCAGAGGCCAGCCAGTTCTTCGCGCTGACCGAGGAATACCACCGGCTCAACATCCTCAAGACCGGCCAACTGCTCGACGCGGACGGCTCCGTCCTTTTTGACTACTTCACCGAATTCGGCGAAAGCCAGCAGGCGGTGGTCGACTTCGATCTCGACAATGCCAGTGCCGCCGATGGCGCGCTGCGCAAGAGATGCGCCGGGGTGATCCGCCAGATGGCCGCCATTCTGGACGGTCTGCCCTATACGGGCATCATGGCCCTGTGCGGGGATGCCTTCTTCGATGACCTGATCGCCCATCCGGAAGTGCGCGAGACCTACAAGGGCTATGCCGACGCGGCGAGCTTGCGCAACGCGTATATCAATTCGGGATCGTCCGGCATCTACGGCGCCTTCGAGTTCGGCGGCATCACCTGGATGAACTATCGCGGTGGCCAGAATGTCGGCATCGAGACCGACAAGTGCCACCTCGTGCCCATGGGTGTCCCCGGCCTCTTCCGCACGGTCTATGCCCCGGCCGATTACATCGAGACGGTGAATACCCCGGGTCAGCGCCTCTACGGCAAGCAATGGGAGATGCAGAACGGCAAAGGCGTGAACCTCGAGTTCCAGATGAACGCGCTGCAATATTGCACCCGCCCGCGGGTGCTGATCCCGGGCAAGCGGACGTAATCCAGCGTGCATTGAAAGGATGAAAGGATGTCCACCCTCTTTGACGATCTGGACGCGCAGGTCTCCGGGACGATTGACGCGGCCTTTGGGGAGGTCGCTGTCCTGCGACCGCGCGTTTCCGCGCAATATGTGGAGCGCGCAGAGGATCCATCCCGCCAGGTTACCACTGTCACGGGCGTGTTTTCGGCGGGGCCTGCATGGGGACCTCTCAAGGGTCGTTCTGCAGGAGGTGAGTTTTCCGGCGGCACGCGGGTTGTGTCGCAGAGTGCGGAGTTCTGGCTTTCAGCAGAGACGGTTCAGTCCCTTGTGACCCGCCCCCAAAAGGGCGACGCGCTGACGCTGACCGGGCGCGCGGGTGCGCCGGTGTTTTCTGTTTCGCAAGTCCACCCGTCGGACATGGGGGACCTGACCCTGATCCTGGTTCTGGAGGATGAGACGCCATGAGCCTGACGCGACTGGCCATGCGCCTTGCGGCGGCGCGCGCGCTGCGTGACAAGACACTTGCGGGCGCGCGGGTGTTCGACAGCGCGGTTGACCCGATTGACCAGACAATCGCCGAGCAGCGTTTGCCGCTGCTGGTGCTGACCACGGATGAGCATGCGCTGGAGATAAGCGGGCGCGATCTCGGCAGCGGCACGCATCGCTGTGATCTGGTGATCGAGCTTGCCATTGCCTCGCGCGTCGAGGTGCCGGCCGAGGATGGTCAGGGGGGCCAGATCACGATTGCCATTCCCCATACCGACGAGGGGATGGAGCTGACGCTGGATATCATGGAGCATCAGGTGGTCTCGGCACTGACGCGGGACGACACGCCGTGGGCCCGCGTGTGGATGACACTGGTGCCGCGGGTCCATCAGCGTCTCTCGCGCCGGGGCGCCTCGTCCGAGAACGGTGTGCGCTTTGCGGCCCGCCAGCTTGTGCTGACATGCGATCTGATCGACGCGCCGGTTGGCGGCGCGCCGCTGCCTCACTCCGGGGTTTGGGCAGAGGTGCTCTCAATGATGGAGGCTGATCCGGCAATGGCCGGGCTGGCGCGCCTGATCCGCGCGGAGATCGAGGGCGCGCTTGTTCCCGAGTGGCGTCGCGGGGCGCATGCATTGGGTGTCCCGCTCGAGGTCTCGGACGGCCTCGGGCTTGGCGCAGGGGACGCGCCTTTGGTGGACCCGGTGGAATTTATCATGGGCGCGATCAGCACCGGCGCCGGCGTGGTCACAGTGACCGAGGACGCGCCCTGATGGCGGTGCGCGAATTGGTCGAGTTGGTCTCCCGCGTGGCTGAACTGGAGCGGCGGTTTGCGGGTGTCCTGCGCCACGGCACGGTGGCGGAGGTGGATCCCGAACGTCAGCGCGTCCGGCTGGACCTGGGTCCGGCCCACGGGGCTGGGGGACGGTTCCTGTCGCCTTGGGTGCCCTATGCGCAATTCTCGGGGGCGCTGCGCGTGCACACCCCACCCACGGTGGGTCAACAGCTCACGGCAATGTCCCCCAGCGGGGATTTCCAGCAGGCGGTGGCGCTGCCTCTGACGCATCACAGCGGCAACCCGAGCCCTTCCATGGCGGGCGACGAGAATGTCGTGACCTATGGCAATGTCCGCATGGCGCTGGCGGATGATCTGGTCCGCGTCGATGTGGGCGGCACGCTGTTCGAACTGAGCTCGGCGAAGGTCACGCTGTCCACGGGCGGCAGCAGCATCGAGATGACCGACGCAGGCGTGAAGATCACAGGCGCGCGCATCGATCTCAACTGACGGAGGCGCAGATGCCAGCAGTGGCGCGGATCGGGGACCCGTTTGCAACGGGCCATCCCTGCGACGGGGCAAGCACGATTGCCGGGGGCAGCGGAAACGTCTTCGCCAACGGTATTGGTGTGTCCCGCCGGGGCGACCCTTCGGCGTCGCACACGCGCCTCGTCGGGAAGCTGTGCCTCCCGCATACGGTCTCCATCGCTGGCGGCAGCGCCACCGTGTTCGCCAATTCAATGTCAATTGCCCGGGTCGGTGACGCCATCGACGCAGGCGCAATTACCGGCGGCTCGCCGGATGTTTTTGCCGGCGGATGACTGCTCACTGAGCTCTGAGTTGGCAGCTGCAGCACTGAAAATCTCCCGCAATGAAAGATAGGAAAGAATATCACATGCCACGCTACGCGATCACGGAGACAGCCGGGCGTTTCGTCGCCGGGACCAACAATACCGGTGTCGGAACGGTGCTGACGCTGACCGAGAAACAGGCCGAACATGAGGTTCGGCTTGGCACGCTACGGCTGCTGGACGTCAACACCGATGCGCCTGAGCACATTGGCGATGCAGCGCAAAGCCAAACGGCAACAAGACCCAAGAACGGTGATGGCCAGGCTAAAATCAGCAAAGAACGCGGTGCGTCTCCGAAGCAGTAAACCGCGGCCCTCAGCCGTCATCTTTGTCAGCTGTGTCTGCCTCTCCGTCTTGCTTCGTCCGCGTGGTCTGGAACACGGGTCCCTTTGGAGCCGGTTTCTTCCGCAGGATGGGTGCTGTGGGCTCTTCGCAGTTCGGGCAGGTCTCATCGGTCTCCCGGACAGTGCCGCCGCAATACATGCATTTTTTCATGGTGATCGGTTCACTCGAGTCGCGTTCTACTGGTTGGATCGGCTTCTGGTGAACGACCGGTCCTTGGTCAATGGGACGCATTCGACATGGTGCCAAATCACAACAGCCCCTCGGTTGGCCTGAACGCGGCCTCGGGGGGCACGCTCATGGGTTGGCCGCATGTAGTGCAGTCCCTGCAGGACATCTTCACGACGCGGTTCGGCGCGCGCGTCATGCGCGAATGGTACGGCTCGTTTGTGCCCACGCTGCTCGGGCGGCAGATCAACAGATCGGAGGTGCCGCTGTTTCTTGCGGCCTTCACCTCGGCGATCGAGCAATGGGAGCCCCGGTTCAAGGTGACGGAGATTGGGCTGAAGGATGTCACCCGGGACGGTGTGGTGCGCCTGTCGATCTCTGGCGAATATCGCCCCCGGGCCCTGCTGGGCGATCCCACCTCCGCCGGTTTGCGCAGCCTGGTGATTGATGCCGACGAGGTCGGTCTCGCGATTGCAGATAAGGGAACGCCATGAGCACCATCAGCACGATCGACCTTTCCTCGCTCCCAGCTCCGGGCGTCATCGAGGAGCTGGACTTCGAGGTCATCCTGCGGGCGATGCGCGACGATCTGGTGGCGCGCTTCCCGCCGATTGCGCCGGTGATCGACCTGCAAAGCGAGCCCGCGCGCAAGCTGCTG